GCCGTATTTCGTCTCGCCGCCCGGGTCGTCCGGATCGTTCGTGTAGGCCGCCCCGCCCTCGAATCGCATGACGGTGAGATCAAAGGCCCTGTCGAAATTCTCCTTCATTGCCCTCTTCCGTTTCTGAGCAGCTGATCCACCTTGCCGTCGATTTTGCTCAACCATACATTCGCCGCTTTCAACCCCTCGACGATGCCTGAATGGTCCTGACAGTGCTGGCGGCCATCGAGGGGTGATTTCGGCGGGATGATGCGATAGAAGATCCCCATGGCAGAGAATGCGATCCCGGCGATTGCGATCCCGGTCCCTATTTCCATTTTCTACCTCTCCTATACGGCCAGGTAACCGCCCGCAACCACAGGCCGATAACTTGCAAACACGGTGCAGACCTGACTGGCTCCGGTCGCACCGCCTTTAATGGTAAGCTCAATTTCTTCCGTGTCACCTACCAGATCAGGCCCCATCCAGATGATATGTTTTCCTGCCTCATTCAGTTTGGCCTTGGATCCATCCGTTTCGGACAAAAATACAACAGGGGAAGCGTCCGTTGATTGAATGGAGATTCCGCTAAATGTGGCCTCGCCGGACAGATCAGCCGGAATGATAATTCCGAGCGAATCAATAAGGCAGGCCTGAGCGGTTACGGTGAACAATGTATAACTTTTAGCAGCCTGTTTCAGATCAATTGTGGTCACCGCGACCGCATTATTGGCAGGCATACCTTTCAGTATCCACGTCGTGCCGTCGTCAGGCGTGACGTATAGCGTCTGCGTGTCGTATGCAAGAAAGGTTGACCCGGCAGGAACCCCGGTGGGTTTTGCGTCGGTCGATAGCCCGACAAAACGCTTGATTGTCGTAATTAGACTTACAGCCATGATGCGCCTCCCGTCTTTTTTGAGAGGTTAGGGGGGAACGGGCATGGGGTCCCGCTCCCCGAAGTGAACATTACAGCCGCGCCGAGATGTAGGCTCCGTCGCTCATGGGAACGTAGTGGATAACGCCAATGAACGTCCCGGCATTGTGGGAGGCATCGGAACCAAGGATTCCGATTGTGCCGACGAAATCCTTGCCGCCGACGACATGGGGCGTAACGTTGATGTCGGAAAGCCCCGCACCGTCCGTCAGCACCGCAGCCGTTCCCACCGCACCGCCGACCCACCAGACACGCTGACCCCGTGCCGCACCGGAAAGAGAGGCGCACTTGTCGCACATGGCATTTTTGGCGATGACCGGGACTGTGAAGGTGCAGTTAAAAACAATCTGGCAGGCATGGGCAGACAGGGCGCTGATAACCTCCAGATAAAGATGCAGGACCTTGACCCTGCCTCTGACATTGAATAGTTCCGTCTGCGTGCCCGATAAGAGATACGTTGCCGCAGCAAGCACTCCGGTTTCCACCCGAATGCCGGAATGAATGTCGGCAATGCGGGCAATGGTTGAGGGATTGTAGTTCATTTCATCCTCCTGAGGATGGGGACTGCCATCATTCCAGACAGCCCGCCTGATTTTGGTGGTTAATCGTCATCCGCTTTCTTGTAAGAACGCGGGGCCTTTTTTTCCGCGCCCAGTTCTTTCAGGGCCTTGATCTCTTGCCGGATCGCGGAGATTTCAACCGCAATCTTTTTTCCCAGATCGTCCATGCTGTTTTGGACAAGCCGTTTGATCCGCTCGTATTCTTCCTTCAGCATTTCAATCTCCACGATTTTGGTAAGGGCCGGAGATGATCAAGGAGGGGAAATCATCCCCGGCACCTTCCGATTAAAGGGCCTTATCGCCCTGATACCGAGCGCCCACAAGCTGGTAGAGAATGGCAGCATAGCTTGAAGCATTGCCACCCGTGCTTCCAGCCTGAATGTATCGACAGCCGGGGCTCAGGATGGAGGCGTCAATGTAAAACTGAACGATCTGCGAGCCCGTCATTGTTCCCGTGTTGATGGTAAAGCCTACGCCATCAGCCAGACGAACCATCGTGGGATCATTAAGGGCGTCAACCGCAGCCCAGATGGGGAAGTCAATCGCGATTGCAGTCGTTCCGGTTGTAATCGGGCTTTCATGCACATCCAGCGTCCAGTTGGTATCACCTCCGCGATAGTGAATGAAAGTGATGAGGACGCCCTTCGCCTTGGAAAGGTCACACCATGCCGCCGTGTCTCCAATTCCATTAGCAGCGGCAGGTTCATGGGCCATGATAATGGGGAAAGTTTCAGGATTAAGTAACATTTTTTTACCTCCTGTTTTTTGTTTTTTAAGCGCGGGTTTCGAGAGCCACGAAGTGGGATTGCGTGTAGGAGGCGCCGCCCTTGTAGGGGGTGAGCGCCGTGGCCCGCACGGGCTGACCGTCCAGCCGCATGACGAACCGGAAAACCTGCTCGTCGTAGATGAACCGGACGTGGATGCTCATGTCGCTCTGGAGGCCGCCTTTCTCGGCCAGGATATAGCCGTTTAAGTCGGCGAAAATGATGTCGCCCACCGTGCCCAGGGTGGCGCACTGCTCGATGGGGATCACCGGTCGCCCGAAGAGGGTCCCGTAGGGGGCCCCGGAGAGGCCGCCCGCCGGCATGTAGACCGGGACGCCGCCCGTGCCGACGGCCAGGGACATCGTGAAGAGCTGCGGCTCCACGTTCTGGTTGATGAGCCAGACCGCGTTCGGCCGGCTCTGGGCGAAGATGCGCGAGTACATCTTGATGACGTTCTCGGCCATGACCGTCGCCGCGGGCTGCCCGGCTTCCTTGCTCACCGTCACGAGGCAGCCCGAGTTGAGGATCCCCAGGGGCTGACCGGCGCCGCTTCCGTTGATGATCGCGTCGTCCACGAGGAAGCCGAACTCGGAGGCAAACCCCGAGCGGATGATGCCCTCGAGCGCCGCGGCGTCCGCCATAAGCTCGTCCGTCGCGTTGAACAGGCCGATGAGCTTCTTGAGGTTAAGCTCGATCTTCCTGAACTTGGGCTTCGACTTCGTCTTTTCCTCGGCCTCGGAGGCCCAGTAGCCCTGAATGCCGCCCCAGCGGGTCGAGGCCCGGGAGGTCTCGTCCACGCCGTTTATCTTGATGCCGTTGGCGTTGGCGGAAATGGGGATGCGCCGGCAACGCTGCGCGAGGATCCCCGTCTGGAAGACGTCCTGGAGAAGTTCGGTGGAGAAGTCCTGCTGGACCAGGAATCCGCCGTCGGAGGGGACCGTCTCATTGAGGCCCGATGCCGCGCCGCGCAGGAGCCGCGGGTCCACGGAGCCGCCGGGAAGACCCGCGCGCATGACGGCCGCGAGCTGCTGACCGAGCGAGCCGAACCGGTCCCGGTTCTCCGTTTCGTTTTGCGCCGCCGGAGCGGGACGCGTCACCGGCTGGTTGGCCGGGCCGTTGAGCTGCCGGGAGATCCTCTCCTGGCGCTCCATGGCCGCGACGATCTTCTGCAGGTCCTCCACCGTATCGAGGATCTCGTTTTTGAGGCTCAGTTCGGCCTCCGAGGGGTCGCGGTTTTCGAGCGTGACTTTCGCGTCGATGTCCGCGGCCTTCTTCATCAGTGCCTTGATGTCTTCACGATATTGACTCAATGTCTTCATATCTTTTTATCCTCCTGTGAGGTCTTGGTTGATGGTGCCGCCCTCTCCGCACGGACGAGCAGATCAGCGACGCGGTCGATCTTCGCGGGCTTCTGAGGCTCGGCATCTCGCAGAGGCTCGGCGGCCGAGGAAGCGTCCGCGGGCGGCTCGGCGTCTCGCAGAGCTGACCGGAACCCTTCCGCTATGATCGATTTCGCCTGTGTGCGCGTGTAGCCGGCGTCTCGCAGGACACGCTCCAGGTCTCGTTCGTTTTCGGGAGGTCTCCTTTCTCCGGAGAGGTTCTCCGGTATATGCTTGAATCCGGCTTTCGCCATGACCGGAACAAACCGCGCACAGGCCGCCAGGTCCATCTCGTCGGCGATTTCATCGATGAACCCCGCCTCTTTCGCTTCGGCGGCCGTCATCCAGGTTTCGGCATCGAGCATTTCGTTGATCTCGTCCTCCGGCTTGCCGCTCTTGCCCGCGTAGACGCCGGACATGGTCGAGCGGATCTTGTCCAGGACATCGGCCATTTTGCGCATGTCGGCCGCCTGTCCCATGACGAGCCCCGAGGGGTTGTGGATCATGAAAAGAGCGTTGGCGGCCATGACGACCTTGTCGCCGGCCAGGGCGATGACGGAGGCGATCGACGCCGCCAGGCCGTCGACGTATGCCGTGATTTTCGCTTCGTGCTGTTTCAAGAGATTGTAGATCGTAATGCCTTCGAAGACCTGTCCGCCCGGGCTGTTGATGTGCAGGTCGATTAATTTTGCCTTAATCCCGGAAAGCTCCTCCTGAAACTTCTTCGCCGTCACGCCGCCGCCCGACCAGAAATCATCGCCGATGGTCTCGTAGATCCAGATCTCAGCCCGGTCGGCCTTGTTGACGATCCTGTACCAGCGCTTCATATCAGGCCTCCTTCTTCGTGAAAGTGATTATCCTCGCCGACCGCAGCGGTCTCGCCATTTCTTTTGTCAGCCGCGCCAGCAGCTGCTGACGGATCGCCTCCTGGAGGATCCGGACGGCCTCGTGGAGATTGATGTCATTGTCGGCGAGATACCTGGCCAGCCGCGCCGTCTTGATCCTGTCCATTTCCCTTCCTCGGAGCGCCGACCGGCGCCGTCTTGTCGCCGCCGGGCAGCTCCCTGGGCTTCCCGGCATTTTCCAGCGTCGTCATGTTGAGCGGCACGAGATGCACGTCGCCGCCGGGGATCGGGTCCATGTCCTCCTTCTCGCGGATTTCGTTGATGGACATGGCGCCGATATTGAACATCTCGCGGTAATAGGCCCCGCGGGCGGCCGAATCGGCCCGCAGAAGCCCCTCGATGTTGTGCTTGAAGTACAGGCGACCGCGGCCGTAATAGCCCCGGTCGCCTTCGCTCAAAAGCTGCATGTTGAAGACCTGCTCGAGCCGCACGAGCCACGGCAGGATCGAGTCGGTGACGAAGGAGATCTGCTCGCTTTCGATGTTCGAGAAAGAGCTTTTCGTCAGGTCCTTCAATTTGTGAGGAGGCAGGTTGAACCAGCGGGCGATTTCGGGGATATTGAACTGGCGACTTTCTAAAAACTGCGAATCCTTCGGGTCGATAACGATCTTCTGAAACTTCATGCCCTCTTCGAGGAGCATGAGCCGGTGCGAGTTGCCCAGGCCGCTGTAGGTCTCCGTGAGGGAGGCCTTCAGGTTCGAGTGGGCCTCCGCGCTGAGCTTCGAGGGATGTTCAACGATGATCCCGGGATGGGTCCCCTCGCCGAAGAAGCGCGAGCCGAAGGTCTCCATCGCCATGCCGAGGCCGATGGAGCGCCGCGCCATGGCGACGACAGAATAGCCCAAAAATCCGTCGAAGCCGAGACCCGGGACGTGCAGGATTATTTCTCGATCCAGGAACAAGTCGGACCCGCCCGGCATGCGGATCCGGTATTTCAGGGCGCCCTCCACTATGACCGGCGTTACCCGGTTCGGCGTGATGGGCCACAGCTGGATCAGCTCCCCGTAGCCGTTGCGGATGATCTCGGCGTAGCCGTTCCCCCAGGCCAGGACGTGCGCCATGAGGCACTCCCGGAAGGCCATGGCCGTCATGTAGGGGTTTGCCGCGTCGTGCATCACGCCGTACATCACGCGGTCGTCGGCGAGCCGCTTCGCTTCGCCCTTGCGCTGCATGAGATGCAGGGGCAGGGCACCGATGGTGCCGGAGATGAGCGATATGGCGTTATAGACGGCCGAGTAGGTGAGCGCCGTTTGCTCCGTGACGGTCTCGCCGGCGAGTGACTGCGAGCCGTAGAGATTCCAGAGCGAGGGATTCCATGCCTTCGGGTCCGAAAGCGAGAGATTGCGGATCAAAAATTCCTTTATCCTGCCGACAAACGACAATGGGG